CAGAGCATCGCCATGACAGCCACACTCTGCGATCTGCCGCTCGACGCCCTGGACGAGATGGATGCCGCGGACTTCGCTTCGATCGCCGAGGTGCTCGGCGGTTTTTTGCCCAAGGCCCCGGCATGAGCGGATGGCGCGGGGTGGTGGCGGACACCGCGCATGTGCTGTCGACGCCGGTGACGGCCTTCGACGAGATGGACTGGGCCGAGGTGCTGCTCTGGCACGCAGAGGCTCGCCGGCTGAGCGGGCAGGCCCGGCAGTCCTGATCAGCCGGCCTTGCGTGCGGGTTGAAGCGCCTTCAGCGCATGTTTCGGGTCACGGTTCAGGATGCGGAAAAGGGCGCGGGCGGCGGGATCGATGCGCACCCGGCCTTGTTCCCAATTCCGGAGTGTCGCTACGGGAATGCGCAGGGCTTCCGCAAACTCGACCTGCGTCATGCCCATGTGCTCGCGGATCTGTGCCGGAGGCACGTCCTCAATGAAGATGCCGGGCGCAGCACCCGGATCCTCGCCGTCCTCGCGCATGTGGCGGGCGATGTCCTCTTTGCTTGTCGCCGCGATCTTCGCGCGGTCCACCTTGGGCTTCGACGCCTTGATCTGCTCCAGTGTCATGCGTGCCATAATTCGCGTTCCTTCCTGTTTGCCAGCCGGGCCGAGATGATCCAGCGGACATCGTCGCGGTCGGTGTAAATCACGACGAGCACGATCCCGTCGGCCTCGCCGATGGCCTTCACCCGGACCTCGCCGTAGTCCTCGCGGTCATCGACCTGGGTGAGAACGCGGCCCAGGAAGATCCGGGCGGCAAAGTCGAAACCGAAGCCGCGTTCCACCAAGTTCTTCTCGTGCTTGGCGTCGTGCCAGTCGAACTCCATTCTCCGTATATACGCTGTCAGCGTAGTATCGTCAAAGAGGAACTGCGCTGTCAGCGCAGTGGTTCCCGGGAGACCATAATGGCCAGCCAGACCACGCAGCTCATCGTCGAACTGCTCGACCGGGTGTCGGGTCCGGCGCGGGGCGTCGCGAACAGTCTGCGCGGCATCACGCGGACAGTGAAGGACGCCACAGGCGGCCCGATCACCATGGCCGACAGGCTCGATGCCGCCATTACCCGCAACAACCGTGCCATCGATGTCGCGCGCGGGCGCATGCTCGATGCCGTGGGCACCCTCTACGTGCTCAAGACAGCGCTCACCGCGCCCGTGCAGTCGGCGCAGGAACTCGAACGGGCGCTCGCCGAACTGGGCGCCAAGGGCAACCTGTCCACCCGGCAATTGAAGGAGATCGGCGACGCGGCGAAGGCCACGTCGGGCCAGGTCAACCAGTTCACCACCGACATCGTCCGGGCGCAGGACTTCCTTGTCGGCATGGGCCTCGACGTCGAGCGCTCCACAAGAGCCATGCCGTCGATCGGCAGGGCTGCAACGGCGACCGGCGCCAGCCTCGAGGACCTGTCGAAGGCGGGCTTTGCCGCCATGTCGAACCTTGGGGTGGGCGCAGAGGAACTCGCTAGATCCTTCGACATCATGGCGGCGGCCGGCAAGGCGGGCGGCTTCGAGTTGAAGGACATGGCCCAGTACCTTCCCTCGATCACCGCACTTGCCAGTTCCAAGGGCATGACCGGGCAGCAGGGCCTGAGCCAGATCGCGGCGGCTCTGCAGATCGTCCGCCGGGGTGCAGGCGACAGTGCCGAGGCGGCGACGAACTTCAACAATATCCTGCAGAAGATCAATTCCAACGATGCCATCAAGAACTTCCGGAAGAAGGGCATCAACATCCAGAAGGTCCTGAAGGACGCAGCGGCCAAGGGGGCAGACCCGCTCGAGGCAGCACTCCGGGCCATCAACAAGGCGATCAAGGGCGACACATCCCGGCTCGGCGAACTGTTCTCCGACGCCCAGGTGCAGAAGGGCCTGCTGCCGCTCCTCACCGGGCTTGACGACTACACCAGGCTCCGTGACGAGGCGTCGAAGGCGTCAGGCGTGGTCGATGCCGACTTCCTGCGCATGATGGCGACCGGCGTCGAAAAGATGAAGGCCTTCCGGATTGCCATCCAGAACCTGCAGACCAGCATCGGCAGTGCGCTGATCCCGATCCTCGGGAGTGCCGCCGGAGCGCTGAAGCCGCTTGTCGAGGGGCTGATCTCCATCATCGATGCCCATCCCCGGATCGCGGGCGCGCTTGTCGCCATCACCGCCGGCTTCGTCGGCCTCAAGGCGGCGATGGCCGGTCTCACCTTCATCGGCCTGATGGGCAAGGGCGGCATGCTGGCGACGCTGGCCTTCGGGCTCAAAGGCGTCACCGCGGCGCTCTCGGCGCTGCGGGCGGTCGCGGTCACGGCGCCGCTCGGCATGCTTGCGAGCGGTCTGACCAATCTCCGAGGGTCGCTCCTCGGTCTGACCATGATCGGACAGGCGGGCGGACTGAAGGCGGTGTTCGGCACCCTGGGCTCGGGCCTCCTGAGCCTGCTCAACCCGATGAAGCTGGTAACGGCCGCCGCCGTGGCGCTTCGCGGCGCGGTCATGCTGACGGGCGTTGGCGCCGTCCTTGTCGGCATCGCTTTTGCCGGGAAGTTCATTTACGATAACTGGCAGGGCATCGGGCAGATGTTCGCCGCCTTCGGGCAGGCCGTCTCCGCGGCCCTGGGGGCCGTCAGGCCGATGCTGGACCCGGTGATCTCGGGCGTCAGCACGCTCTCTGGCTGGCTGTCCAAGATCAGTTTCGAGATTTCTCCGGCGACGTGGCGCGCGTGGGGTGCTGCGGCAGGCAGTGCTGTGGGCAATGCCATCCGCTGGTTTGCCGGGCTCCCGGGCAGGATCGCCGCCTCGCTGGGCAACCTCTATGACATTGGGCGGCAGTTCATGCAGTCCTTCTTCGACGGGCTCGTGTCGATCGGCAACGACATCCTCAACTGGGCCGGCGGGATCGCGAGCAGCATCAGTTCGGCCCTGTCGTTTACGGGGCGGACGCCGACGCCCGGCGTCAATCCGCGTGGCGCAGGCGCGGGCATGAAGCCGGCGGCGGATCCCAATGGCCCTTATGGCGTCGGCCCCATCGAGGACCTGACGAAGCGCGCCACTGGCGGGCCGGTCAGCCGGGGAGCCAGCTATCTCGTTGGCGAGCGGGGCCCCGAGCTCATCACCGCCGGGCGCGCGGGCTACGTCAACCGGGCAGGCTCGTTCCCGGCCGGCGGGATCACCGTCACTCCGGTGTTCAACATGACCTTCAATGGCAGGACGGACGCGGAAGACATCGTCCAGCAGATCCGCCGCGTGCTGCGCGACGAGGTGCGCGAGACCTTCCGCGGTGTCTATGCCGATGCAGGGTTGAGGTTCGCCTGATGCTGATGACGCTGGGCCCGATCCGCTTCGAAGTCTATCCGTTCAACGCCACGGAATACGACCACGGCCACGAGACGAGCTTCGTCGAAAAGCCGGTGCTCGGCGCCAGGCCGCCGCTCGAATGGGTGGGCGAGGGGGCCGAGAGCTGGTCGATCCGCGCCATCATCTTTCCGCACAGGTTCGGCGGTCTCGGTGATCTCAAGAAGCTCTACCAGGCGCGCGCCGCCGGACGCCCGCTCTATCTCATGCGCGGTGATGGCGCGCAGATGGGCTGGGTGGTGATCGAAAGGGTGTCCGAGCGGTCGAGCTATCTCGACGCCGAAGGCATCGGCCGGGTGATCGACGTCGACATCGCGGTACGCCGCGCGGCCAAGCCGTCGAACGGCAGCTTCTTCTCGGTGTTTTCGGGGATGTTCTCATGATCGTCGAGCCGATCACTATTGAGGGCGAGTTCATCACCGTGTCGCTCATCGTCTGGCGGCGTTTCCGGCGCCCCATGCCGGGCCTCGTCGAGCAGATCCTCGACCTCAATCCGGGTCTCAGCGAGCTTGGCGCATTCCTGCCGGTCGGTACCACGTTCGACATGCCGATACCAACGCCGCGCGAACCCGCCATTCTAGAACCGATCAAGCTGTGGTGACCCTGCATGTCGAAGCGCGCGGTGTTCATGGTGACGGTGGCGGGCACCAACATCACCTCAACGCTGCTGCCGGTGCTGATCTCGCTCACAGTCTCCGACAATGTCGGTACTCACTCCGATACCGCCAGTCTCGAGATCGACGACACCGACGGCCGCATCGTGCTGCCGCGGATCGGTGCCCCCGTCATCGTGGCGCTGGGCTGGGAAGGCGAGGGGGTGCGTGTAGTGTTCACCGGCACCGTGGACGAGGTCAGGTCGTCGGGCTCCAGGGGCAGCGGTCGGACGCTGTCCATCACCGCCAAGGGCATGGACACCACAGGCAAGCCGAAGGAAGGCCAGCAGCGCCACTTCGACGACAGCACGGTCGCGGACATCCTCGGCGCGGCGGGAAAGACCGCCGGTGTCACGGACGTTGAAATTGACCCGTCGCTCGCCTCGATCACGCGCAGGTATTTCGAGATGCGCGACGAGAGCTTCATCCACATGGGGGAAAGGCTCGCCCGCGAGATCGGCGGCAACTTCCGCATCCAGAGCGCGAAGGCCATCATGTCAAAGCGCGGCGGCAGCTACACGGCGGCGGTCGTGGCAGCCTGGGGCGGGAATCTGCATGGCTGGGACATTTCCCCAGCGCTGGGACGTGCGCAATTTTCACGCGTTCGGGCCCGTTGGTACGATTCGAAGAGGGCCGCGTGGCAGGAGACGGAGGAGGGCACCGATCTCACCGCCGAGGCCCGGCACGACCATCGCTACGCAAAGCCTGACGAGGATGAGGCAACACAGCAGACGGGCTCCGACAGGGCGACCTCGGAGCGTGACGCGGGCGAGGGCGATGTCACCATCGAGGGCGACACCTCCGCCATTCCGGACGGGCTCTGCATCGTCACGGGCGCACGCCCCGGCGTCGATGGCCCGTACCGCATCGAAAGCGTCACCCACAGCTATTCGCGGGGCGGGGGCTTCGTCACCCAGCTCAGCCTGAAGCAGCCGGGGCCGGGCGCTTCGTCCGATACGTAACAGGAGGGTCCCGCATGGTGCAGGACTGGACCGGGAGTATTCCCACGGTGGTTTATTTCGTGGTGGGACTGGGCGGCGTGGCGGGTGCGCTGCTCGCCATGGTGAAGCTGAAGGAAGCGCTTGTTCCCGACGCCAACAGCCAGGTGAAGAAGGACATCGCCACGATCAGGGCCGACATCCACGACATCCGTGCCCGCGTCGGCATGCTGGAACTCGATGTTGCTAGAATCGACCAACCCTCGATCGCCAAGCGCTTCGACGCCATCGAAGGAAAGATCGACAAGCTCTACGACTTCCTGCTCGAGCGCCTTACCAAGCTGCCGCCCTGAGCCGCGCCTCACGCCTCTGACCCCCAACCATATATCCAACCCGTAACCGAAGCCGAAGGCCGAGAGCGCCTCCGGCCATGAGGAGGACCTTGTCTGATGACATATATGACCATTGCCCGCAGCTATCTCGGCACGAAGGAGCTGAAGGGTCCCGCCGATAATCCGAGGATCATGGAGATGTACCGAACCGTCGGTCACCCTCAAGTGGAGCATGATGAAGTGGCGTGGTGCGCTGCCTTCGTCGGGCACTGCCTGGAGAAGGCGGGCATCGCCTCGACGCGCAGGCTCAATGCACGCTCCTACCTCACCTGGGGCGAGAAGGTCGTACGCCTCGAGCAGGCGAGGGAAGGCGACGTCGTGGTGTTCACACGCGGCTCGAGCACGGCGCAGGGCCATGTCGCCTTCTTCCTTAAGGCAACAGGATCGCAGATCGAGGTTCTGGGCGGCAACCAGTCAGACGGTGTGACCATTGCACGATACGCGAAGTCGCGCCTGCTCGGCATCCGCCGCCCGCTGCGCACTGATGCGACGCAACTTCCGGAGATGAGGGTCGTTCAGCAGCAGTTGAAGGATCTGGGGTATTTCGAGGTCGGCATTGTGGACGGGCGCTATGGTCCCCGCACGCGCGCTGCCGTGCTGGCCTTCCGTGCCGACAACGGGCTCGGCCTCAGCCCGGACGTCGATCCCGTGATCGTGGAGGCC